ATGTAACTTGGATTGCAACTGTGAACGCTCTCTATGAGGATATCAATTAAAGGAGGCTAAAATTAACATCTTCTATGTTGACACTGATCCAATAATTGCAGCCCAATATTTGGTTGATAGACATGTCGTTAAAATGATTCTTGAGACCTGTCAGCTTTTGTCTACTGCACACAGAGTACTGGATGGCAAAGAATATATTGGAAAATCAAAGTCTGGACGTAACGTCAAGCGATGGAAGTTAGACGATTCACGCGAGACGAATATATATTCAGCTACTCATGTTAATCATCCAAGTGCCGTGTGGTGCAGAGCTACCAACAATAACTATAATTGGCTATATTGTCATCTTGAAGGATTGATCAATGAATATCATTATAGGTATGGCAAAATTCATAAATGTACGGCTATCAAAGCTCATTTATCGCGATTGCCGAAAAATATCCCAATTGGCAATATGACTCAGCCAACACCAGCAATGCCAGAAGCATATATAGTTCCAGGCGACTCTTTGCTATCCTATAGGGCATATTATTCCGTTGGAAAAAAGCATCTACATAGATGGAAAAATAGAAGTGCGCCGTCTTGGATAGCTTAGTGAATAGCTAAATAGAACATTATAAGGAGACAAATCTTGCCAAATTATACATACAGAAACATTGAAACAGGCAAAGTTGAAGAACTCTCAATGTCCATTTCGGAAATGGAAGAATTTGAAAAGAGACATTCAAGCAGACTGGAACGTGTATATTCGACTGTAAATGTCGTTGATCCAGCAGGCATTGGGGTCGCAAAACCTCCCGCAGATTTTTCGAAACATGTTCTGGGCAGAATTAAAGCTGGTCATTATAAAAGCGAGATCGGTAATGGACGATGGAAAGTTCCAAAAGAACTGTGAATGACGTATTTTACTAAATAGTTCCAAAGATAACTTCAAAGGAGCTATTTATTATGAAAGAAGAAAAAACAGGATTTGTCTATATCTGGTACGACAAGAAACGTAAAATGTTTTACATTGGATGCCATGTAGGCAAAGAAGATGATGGATATATTTGTTCATCAAGACGAATGAGAGACGTTTATCGCCGCAGAAGTCACGATTTCAAGCGTCGAATCCTGAATCGTGATATTCCAAAGGATCAACTACTTGCAGAAGAACACAAGTGGTTGGATCAAATAAAGGATGACGAACTAGGCAAGAAATACTACAATCTTAGTAAGCATCACTTTGGTCACTGGATAACTGATGCTGAAAAAACGATTAGTGTCGGTGAAAAAATATCAAAAGCTAACAAGGGAAAAAAACATCCAAACAGAAAGAGTCCACCACCCTTAACGGAAGAACAGAAAAAGGCCAGAAGCCAAAGGCTTATTGGAAATAAACACTCGCTTGGTAGAAATCTCACGAAAGATCATAAGAAGAAGATTTCAGAGAAGATAAGAGGGATAAATAGATCGGAAGAGACGAAGGCAAAGATCGCGGAAGCTGCAAGAAAACAGCACGCAAAAAGACGACTGTTGAACATTCCTTATCCTCCAGGAAAGAAACACACCGAAGAGACGAAGGCAAAGATCGCGGAAGCTGCAAGAAAACAGCACGCAAAAAGACGATAATCATCATAGGAGTAACCAATAGCTAGATCAACACGACATACCAATAAACGTACATCTAACAAAAGGGAGTCTGCCGTGCGCAGAACTCCCTTTTTTCATTCTAAAGAAGGAGTAACCGAAATGTCTAAGAAAAAAAATAGAAAACAAACAAGACAAGAAAAGTATGGCTGCGGGAACGGAGACATACAAAAAAATCATTTCGAGCTTAGACACGTTTCTCCTCTGACACCAAATCAACAAAAGACTTTTGATTCATATAAAATGGGCATGAACATTGTATGCCACGGATTAGCAGGTACAGGTAAAACGTTCATTTCTTTGTATCTTGCTCTAGAAGAGATTCTATCAGGAAATTCGAAATATGATAAAATTGTTATTGTCAGATCGGTTGTTCCGTCTAGAGATATGGGGTTCTTACCTGGAAGTGCCGCTGAAAAAGCAAAAGTATATGAAGAACCATACAGAGAAATTTGTGATGATCTATTTGGAAGAGGAGATGGCTATGACATATTGAAGATGAAAGGGCTAGTTCAATTCACTACCACGTCATTCCTAAGAGGTATAACTTTCAAAAATGCCATTGTTATTATCGACGAAGCTCAAAACCTTATCTGGAGCGAACTTTACACAACCCTAACCCGAATGGGAGATACTTCCAGACTAATTTTGTGCGGAGATTTCAGACAAACAGATTTGAAAAAGCATGAAAGTAATAATTCGCTCATTCATATTATGAACGTTCTTAAGAAAATGAAAAGTATCAACTTCGTTGAATTCCTAGAGGCTGATATCGTTAGATCCGCATTTGTCAAAGAATTCATCATTCAAAGCACAGAATATCAAGACTCCTTGGGATATCCTCTAACATAAATAGATTAGAATCATGTTACTGAGGAGATAATAATAAATGAAGGATAAAGAATCACTAATGGAGGGCATCATAAAAAATGCCCTCAAAAAAAAATCAATCAAGAATAGAAAAGAAAAAAGAAATGATATATTCACTCAAAGAATTTCTTGATAATATTATTGTTGAAAGTCTTCATCCTGAATTGGAAGATATTGTTGTCAATAGCAGGACTAAACCCGGCACGTCAAAGCTAACTCTTTTAGCGAAAAAGATAAAAGACCTAACGGCGCGTGGAGAAAATACTGGCATAGAAAAAAACAAGAATGGAAAAGAAAATATGCCCAAAGGATCTAGTCGTGCGTATCTTCCTCTAAAAGATCCTGAACATATTACGTTAGATGGTAAACCAACAGCAGTGAAGACTGGTATGAAAGTTGCAATTCGTGCCGCTTTAGATCGTTCTCACGATCATAAAAAATATGGTAATATGAGTTTGGGGCAATTGCAGAACGAAGCTGAGGGAGGAGATCATTTCGTCAATTCGAATTATAGAGTAATAACAAAAGATCATCATACTAATGAATATAAAAGCAATACTGAATCTGGTATTTTTCCTCCACTGATAGATCAAGACCGTGATGGCCACGAATGGTTGCATGTTGTTCATATAGATAAGATAACCCCAAAAAAATTTAGAGACTTGACTAAAACAGAATCTCATCCTGGGGGTCTATATCATAGTCAGTTTTGCGAGGCTCTAGAAAGAGAATGGAATAAAGATCATGGTAAGCACTGGTCTCGCGGACCAGAAAGCGAAAAGCGCATAGATCACGCATTATCGCATCCTCTAGTGCAGAAATTTCTAGATCATCAACGTAATTTGGATTCTCCACCACACGATTATCGACAATTGGGAAATCTGGGAATCTTTACGCATCCTCATACTGGTAAACAGAACATTGTTGCTAGAGATCATGGATTTTCGCGAAATGTTATGGAAGCATATCATGAAGCCAGAAGTCAAGCCAGAAAAAAATACAAATAAACCAGAAAAGAGCAGAACTATGAAAAGATTTTTAGACTATCTAGCAGAAGCGGTGTCTCTTGATGATGATCTTTTGGGCCATCTAACACATGCTAAGGACATTCCACATGAATCTCCTGGGCATTCGAACGCTTCTGTCAGTCTAATTAGATCATTTCATAATCTTCGCCAAGGCAAACAAAGTGGTGTCTCCGCGTCCATGAAACATGATGGTGGAGCTTCTGTTCATATAGTCCACGATAAAGATGGTAGGGTTGGTGTAAGCGATAAACATAGATTCGCTCGCGGTGTTGTTGCTTATTCCGATGAGGAAATTGATCATCACTTTGGTAAACATCCCGGTTATGCTCAGTCTCTCAAACATCTTAGATCCCATGGTCATGAAATTGTAGGGAAAGGACATCACGTTCAGGGAGATATTCTCTATACTCCAGACGATCCGACTCATGACCACAAAGGATCAAAAGTAGATTATACTCCAAATAGAATAACTTATCATGCCAAGACTTCTGCTCCTGTAGGTATTGCTATTCATACAGAGATCACAAATGGAGTGGCTCATGCTCTGTCCAAAAATGCAGTAAAATCGAGTTCAAATATATTTGTTCCCAGAGAAGACTTCAAACCAGCTGAACATCATTATGGAGATAAACATCAAAAAGCTGTTGAATATCACCTCGATCAAGCTGAAAAATTACTTGCTGATCACACAACAGACCATCTTACTCCAGATCATATCAATCACTTGACGATTTATCATAATAGAGTTGCGCGTGGTAGTCGCAAGCCCTCACTTGAAGGATATACTAAGTATCTTCGTTCAAGAGGCGCAGAAGAATCCAAGAAACTCAAAACAGAAAAAGGTCAACAGAAAACTAAAGCAGCATATGAAAGTCTAGCTAGCCATGCTGAACAAAATTCCGAACATTTCAATAGATCAATTCAAATCCGCCACCATCTTCAGGCAGCAACAGATCATGTTCTTCATGGAGTAGAACATTCAGATTTGAAAACTTCAATTGATGGTAAGAAATCGATGGGAGAAGGAATTGTTCTACAGAGAAAAGATGCTCAAGGCAACTCGCGTCCTGTGGCTAAGCTTGTGCATTCGACAGTTCAACATGCTCTTGGTAACAATCCAAGATTTCCTAACAAAGGATCGATCAACGAAAGC